TTCAAGTCAGCAACAACACCAGACACCAATCCTTTCTTAGCAGGCGTTGGTGCATATACAGCCCTGCAAGGTATTAAGCCAACTGGCAGCGCATAGGGGTATATAAATGGCTCAGAATCAAACACTACCTTTAGGCTCCGGTTTAGGGGCAATTAGAGCGCCATCTTTACAAGGTGATGCAAACGAAGCGGCGTTTCGCAGAGACGCTTCTAGTGGTGGTTTGCTGGGTCAATTGTTTAATATGTATCCTACTCAGCAAGAGGCTATTGACGCTCGTAAATCTGCTCAATCTAGCATAAGTGATATACTTGGCGGTCTTATGGGGGCTGGGTCAGCAAGTAGTGAGCCTATGTTTATGCCTGATGAGTCTTCAGGCATGAATATTGACGGCTCAGAGCCAACCCAAACACCATTCTATATTGGAGAATTTGGTAAGGATTTAGGCGGTCAAATTTTAAAAGATCTTCGTGGTCTTTATAGTGGGCCAAACATCAAAACAGGCAGAGATCTTTATGGAGATGAGTTTGGAAATATAGCCCCAGACGGCACTATGCCAAGGACCATGGATTTTGATGTTACTGATGTATCTTTTGGTGATGAATTTGGAAACATAGCTCCAGACGGCAGCATGCCTAGACAAACAACGGAAATCACCTCTGTTGCCGATGACCTTGCGGCTATGGCTGGCGCTGAAGCTCGTGAGGCTGATGAACGCTCACCTATGACGCTTATGGCAGAAGCGGAAGCCCAAGAGGCTAAAGAGTATGAGGGTGAACCTGCAAATCAATCAAAAAAAGGCGGTAAATTAACGCCTCAAGAAGAAGCGTTTGCCGCTGGCATGAAACAGTACAAAGAAGCTCTTGGAGAAGATATTACTGGAATTGGTAGTATTGATGATTACAAAAAAGAATTTGCCGAAGCTACGGGAATAGATGTTTCTGGAAAGGTTGATAATAGTCAAGCTTTAATGGCGTTTGGTTTGGCGCTTATGCAAAACAAGGCCGGAAAAGGCTTTAATGTTGGAAAACTGCTTTCTGCTGTTGGTGAAGCTGGCGAGAAAGCAATGCCAGCTATGGCAGCGGCTCGTCAAGAAGCTAGAGCTGGGCAGTTGGCTGCTGGTAAATATGCCCTGCAAGAGCGCAAGGGCGCGATTACACAAGCGCTTGAAAATCGAAAGCTTATTGCTTCTAGAATTGCTGAACTATCTGACAAGGCATACGATAGAGAAACGCAGATGCAGGTAGAGAGACTGAAGGCCGCTGCAAAGATTGAAGACAGAAAACTGCAAGAGCTTGCGGCAAATCAAAGAGAGTCCTTGAAGTTAGAACGCCAATCACAAGAGCTTGGCTCTTTAACAAAAGTTAATCTTGGTGGCGAAGGGGCAAACGAAAAATACGAAATACAAGTCCAGCAAGTTGGAAAAACAGGCTCATTTAAAATGCTTGACCCTAAAGGTGAAATGAATAGGGTTACTGACAGAATAAAAGCGGCTGATAGCCAAATAGCTACTGTTAATAAAATGTTTGATATTGCTGAAGCCGGAGGCGTTTCTGGTGCAGAAGGTTTTTACAATTATTTGGCATCAAAGGTAAAGGGTCTTGGCGTAGACCTGCCCTACTCTGATGCAAGTAAAATTGAAGATTATAATGCGGCAATGTCAAAGCTTCTCACGCAGGCAAGGAGACTGCTTACCGGCGGAGAAGCTGGAAACGCTATTTCTGACAGAGATGTTCGTATTATGGAAGAGGGTATGGGTCTTGTTAGAAATGACGCTGGTGAAATATTATTTACCAGTGCAGATCAGGCAAAATCCTATGTGCAAAATCTTCAGGAATTGTTTAATCGAAAGAAAGCAGAGCTTGTTACAGTAAAGGATCGTCTTTATAAGTTTGGCCTTCAAAATGGTGAGTATATTGACTATGTTGAGCCGCAAACAAATAAAAAAATAACTGAAAACGAAGATTTTTCAGACGACTTTTCTGGTTATGAGCCATCCGTAGTAAACGGAAGAATCCGTTATACCATTAAAAAAACTAAGAGCTAATTATGGCAGTTATTGAAGTAGAAGCACCATCTGGCGAATTTGTTGAATTTGAAATCGCTGGAGAGCAACCAACTCCTTCAGAAATGAAGGCCATACAAGGCGCTATGAAAGGGTATGTTTCTGACCGTCAAAAAACATTTGATACAGAAACAGGCATTCAAAGCGGAATGTTGCGTGCTGTTTTATCTGGAGCTGAAACTGCTTCTGAAGAAGAAAAGATGCTGGCAAGCGCTGGGTTTTCCAAGTCAGATTATACAAGAGACAACCGTGGGCGGCTTGCCTTAACGCCTTCTGGGGCTAAAAAAACCGGGCTAGACACAGATAGAAATGTTTTAATTGATGAAGAGGGCTTTAGTCGTTACGATTTTGCGGACTTAGCTGGAATGGCTCCAGAGCTAAGTTTGGGCATTTATGGAGGCGTTAAGGGAGCCGCAGTAGGCACTACTGTTGCTCCCGGCATCGGGACTTTGGTTGGTGGAGCCATTGGCGCTGGTCTTGGCGCTGGTGGTGGAAACTTATTAGAAGAAAGCATTGAGGGCTTATTTGGCGTTTCTCAGCAAACAGCAAGCGAAATAGCGGACGACACCATAACTGAAGCTTTGTGGGCAGGCGGAGCGGAGCTTGCTTTTGGGACTCCTTTTTTAATATATAAAGCAATGGCACCAAGCGCAAAAATAGCAAAAGAGGGTGGCGAACAATTAGAGCGCATGGGCGAAGCTGTTACTCGAAAATATCAGCCAACAAAACGAGCAATGGGAATATCTCCACTAGCCGCAAAACTAGAGCAGGTATCAGAGTCTGTTATTGGAACAAGCCCAAGAATGTTGCGAAACCAAAAACAAATGGCAGCAGATCTTGCAAAGTATAATGCTCAAATAGACGAAGCAGCGGCAGCGGCTACTGAGAAGGTAGCTGGCGACTATTTTCTGGAAGCTGGTGCTGAAGCCATTAAAAGGCCAGCATTTTTAGAAGCAGAAAAAAAGGCTAGAGGCGCTATACTTGGTCAACTAAATGAATCAGTAAAAACTTTGACAGGAAGCTTGCGCAACAACAACCAATTAGACGAACAATTATTCGGATTAGTAAACGATTCGTTTAAACAGTTTTCTGAAGCTACAACAAAAAAGTTTGCTCTTATAGATGATGTGCTTGGCAATGCCGTTGGACAAGCTGACATCTTGCCCACAAATAGCTTGAAAGAGCTAACAGATTCATTGCAGTCTATGCACGGTTCTACGGCATTTGTTGATGCGGGAACTCAATCAGCCAAAGCGATGGCCGATGATTTGGCGAGATCAGTGTCTGGGCTTGGTGAAAAAGCAAGCTTTTCTACCCTGTACAGAAGCAGGGAGGCTCTTGCCCAAAGAATGTATAACTCGCCACAAAAATTTGGCAAAGTATACGATATGCAAAAAAGAATGCTCGGAGAAATAGACAATATCCTTACATCATCAAACATAAAAGTTTTAGCTGACGACATAGGTGCTGAGTTTGGTGACAAGGGCGTAAAGGCATTAATGGCTGCATCTGATAGCATTCCTGCTGCTCGTGAGTTTTATACTAATGGCATGAAAGCCTTTGAAAAAATTGAAGCCGCAACAACTGGTAAAAACCTCGTTAGGGCATTGCGAGAGGGAACGGAGCCATCTCGCTTGTCTGGATTTGGCGTTTCGTTGGTTAAAAATGGGGACAAGTCTCCATTAGTTAATTTAAAAACAGCCTTAAAAAATGAAGCTCAATATAATTCTGTTAAATCAGAAATTGGAAAAGAATGGTTGCGTACTGCATTTAAAAATAGCGGTATTGATTCTGTAAACCCGAACAACTTTAACGCATCTGGTTTTTCCAAAGCTCTAGACGATTTAGGAGAAACGGGTGAAGAGTTGTTTGGCGGTCAGCTTAGTCAAGTCAAGACAATAGCAAAGCGTTTGGAAAATTTACCGGTTGCTAAAATTGATCAAAAGTTAATTGATGAAGCAATAGCTTCTGGAATTGATCAAGGCGTTATGAATGGACTGAAAAAAGCAGCGGACGCTGCTGAAACATTTGCCGCCCTGAAAAAGAAAACTTTATTAAGAAAATTAGCTAATGATGATTTTGGCGCTGATGAGGCTGTGGATCTTGTTATGGCTAACAATGTTAAGAAAAAAGAATTGTCTGCAATAATGAAGTATTTTGATGGCAACGATGCTGCGTTAAAAACAATTCGTGGAGCATATCTTGAAAATATGCTTGATGGAGTTGGCGCAACTGTAAATGCAAAAAAACTTGGAGAGCTATCTGCAAGAATTGCTTCAAAGGACAAAAACAAAAAATTAGATATTGTTTTTGGAGAAGAGGCTGGAAAAGAGATAAGAACTTTTGGTCGCATCATGAAAACACTTTCAGAAGACGCAAGCACATCAGATCTTGTCGCCAACAGCATAACTGTTAACTTTATGAGTAATCTAGGCAGGATTGCGAGATTGTTTGCATTTGGCAAAATATTTGATGGCCGTAAGGCAATGGGGCAAATTGAAGACGCCTACAGAATGTCAAAAGGAATGCCACCTCAAGATCGTGGAAATTTAATGGGTACTATCGTAAGCGGGTTGTTCCGCCCCGTTCCGCAAGCCTCTGCTCAGTTAATGCAGGAAGGCGCAAAAAATGCAGCAAGAGAGGTTGAGGCCTTTAGTCAAACATACGGCGTCAATGATAAGTTATCACAAATAAAAGTTACGCCCCCATTACCCGCATCTGGAATTGGACAGGTTGATGTATCGCAACCGTTGTCTCCAAACATTTCTCCAGTAGCCCAAGATTTGCGGCAGAGAGCAACACAAGACCCCGGAGTCGCTCAAGCTTTAGGAATACAAGGGCCAACAGCAGGACTGTTAGGAAGATCATGAACAAAGATCAGTTAAGAGAAGAACTCGCGGAAGACGAGGGCTGTAAGTATTTGATTTATTTAGATCATTTGCATCTCCCCACGTTTGGAATTGGTCATTTAATTAAAGAGCATGACCCAGAGTATGGTGAACCTGTTGGCACTGAGGTATCAGAGGACAGGGTTCGCAAGGCGTTTAATTTAGACATTGCCGTCACCATTGAGGACTGTCACCGCCTGTGCAGCAATGTCGGGGTAGACTTTAACGAGCTTGACCTGAAGTACCCAGACGCCGCTCTAGCGTTGTGCAACATGACATTCAATCTTGGCTACCCTCGCTTTAGCAAATTTAAGCGTATGTGGGCAGCAGTAGCAGAAGCTATGGAAGACCCTAAAGAATGGATGACTGTGGCCGCAGAGGCAGAAGACAGCCGCTGGTTTGATCAGGTACCCAATCGGGCTAAAAGGCTTACAGCGCGTTTCCGGGCGCTTGCTGATGACTAAAAGCCCATGTGTCGGGATATGTGTTCTAGACAAAGAGCGCGTAAGATGTATTGGCTGCGGTCGAACCATCGAGGAGATTATTAACTGTGGGAAAAAATCAAACGACTGAACAGCCGCCCCAAAAATATTACAAACATTGCCCCCGTTGCGGAAATAAATTACGAACAATTGTTGTACATGGACATGAACAATGTTTAGAATGTGATCAAGTAATTTATGATTGTTGCCAAGGGGAGCAGTGCAATCCTTAATTCACTTTCAAACGTAGATAATGGCGCAATAGGAGAGTACATATGCGCTCTCCGGTTGCTAAAGATGGGCGTTCAGTGCCGCATTGTTAACATGGGTACGTCTGACATAATTGCAGAGCTTGATGGAAGGGTCTACCGCATTCAAGTTAAATCAAGCCAGCTTAAAGCAAGACATGAGCCTAACAGAAACAATGGCTATCAATTTATAACATCAAAAGGCGGCAAAAAAACACGGCTCACAGAAGCTGATTGTGACATCGTTGCTATGGTTGCCCTTGACATAGAAAACATTTGGTTTTCGCCTATACAAAAGGTTGCAAAGCAAGTGTCAAAAAGAATCCACCCCAGCAAGTTTTGCGAGAACACAATCGAATTAACGTGGAAAGACACTATTTCTTATCTGGAAAGTCTGTAGCGTTTCCTATTTTTAGCTTACACACCTCACAGACAGCAGGCTCCTTGTCATAGTCTACTGCTGTACGACAGCGAGGGCATTGCCCCGTGTCTATAAGCTTTTGTATAGGCCCCTTTTCCTTCATGCTGCTGACCCAATGCCAGACCTCACTTCATCTGCGTACCGGTCTTGATATGCGTCATAGACAAGCTTTGCAATTTGCTGGCTAACCTTTCGGTGTTCATCAGTAGAAAGCTTAACGAGCTTTTTATGTGTGTTAATGTCTACAGCAACTGACTTGTATTGCTTTGGATCGGCCATTATAATGCTCCCATAAGTTAACAACAGTGGGCATATATTAGCATGTTTAAGGGTTATCGCAAGTATAATAAATATGGCGCAAAGAAGACGCAGTTCATGGGATTTACATTCGACTCCAGATGGGAGGCGGAGCGTTGGGGGCAGTTAACCGCTATGGAACGCGCCGGGGCTATACGAGATTTAGAGAGACAAATAAAGTATGACATAGTTGTAAACGGTGAAAAGATTTGTAGGTATATTGCAGACTTCAGATACAAAGAAGTTGAGGAAGACGGCTCCACAAAAGAAATTATTGAAGATGCAAAGGGTGTGGAAACCGCTGATTTCAAACTAAAAAAGAAGCTCATGAAGGCCGTACACGGTATTGAGATAAAATTATCTAAGAAAAATAGTTGACAATCCTTTTGAGGTTTCCTAAATATAAATCGTGGAAGCAACTAAACGAAA